ACTGGATTAATTGAAAATGTACCTACATTTGCAGGATTAGTATTACTAATAACAAATTCACCTGCTACTTCTGCATTACCAATTGTATAATTGTAACCTAAGAATGTAGCATTACCGCCACCTAATGGCACAGCACTACCATTTGCATAATTAACTGCGAATGTATTGCCTGGCAGTGTTAGATTACCATCATCACCAAACTGCCATTGATAGTTGCCATCGTTGGTGTATATGTTTAATACTCCAGTTGCTTCAAAGTTTATGTTATTGCCGGCACGTAATTCAATGTTATTGTCAGTGTTATCAATCTGACCTCCATTAGGTAAATTCAACACACCAGTTGAGGTGAATTGCCATTCTGCTGAATCGTCATTTACATTAATTATAACATTACCGTTTGCCGTTGGAATGCTAACTTCAGTCAAGCCGTTTGTTATATTAGTACCAGCACTGTCAACAGGACCAAATGAGCCATCACCTCGTAATGCGTTACTTGTATTGCCATCAAGATTTACTGTAGCAATGTTGCCTATTCCTGAAACATTTGCAACTGCTACAAGATTTGCAACATTGGCTGTACCGGCGTTTGTTGCAAACGTGGCATTACCAACTGCTTGATATGCTAGATTGGCCCAAGTATTAGATCCATCACCGTATTTTACTCTAAGCGTATCTGTTTCTAGTCCTGGTTCGCCGGCTGCTAATATTGGATTAGAACTTGTCCAGTTAGCTGCTGTATCTCGTCTTAGTTTGATTATTGTTGTCATTTTATTTTTCCTGTTAACTACCTGTAGCGTCGCCGCCGTCTATTATTAAATCTAGTAATGGATTATACACTGCGTAAGCATTTCCACCTTCGTAGGCAAATTCATATGCACCTAAATACATAGCTAATGCGGAACTCCAACGATCACCAGTATAGACATAGGTAACTGTATTGTCCCCTGTAAATATTTGACCAACTGTTGGATTTTGCGGAAATTGTAGTGCCATTTGTGTACCTTATTTTATATTTATCGTAACCCTTATACCGCGCTGTTGTCAAACACGTAACTCCAACGTGAGTTAGATGTGTCCCAAAACGCTAATTTTCCGCTTTGGTCACTTACTGAAGCTACTGCACCTACCGAACCTGTTATTGCTGTAAGATTTGATGCCGTATATGATTTTACAAAAGTCAATCCACCTATATGTATATTTCCACCAATGCCTACTCCACCTGCAATAGTTAATGCACCTGTAGTAGTATTTGATGAGTTTGTATTAGCTGAGATTTGAAAAGTTTGTAAAGCATGATTAATTCTACCAAATATATTAGCTGTTTGGAATCCACCTGTAGCAAAGATTATATCATTGATTGTTCCATTATCCCCAGTGGCTATAACTAAATTGCCACCGTAACTTCCTGCTTGTGCTTGAACAAAGAAGTAACCATCGTTAGGTCCTGTGACAGTATATGCAGGGTCATCAAATGCAGAACTTGTGAATCCAAAATCACTCCATCCACCTGATTCAGTACCGTTATCACCATACGCTACCCAGTCACTTGAACCAGTATCACTTGCATTAACCATAGCGGATTGAATGTATTCTTCACCAACTTGTTTACCGATGAATACTGGGTTAACGAATGCAGTTAAACTTGCACCTGGTCCTATATATAAATGATTGTTACCTACAATATTACCTTGTGCTCCAATACCACCAGCAGTATGTATTGAACCTGATGTTGGACCAGTTGAATCAGTAGTTGAATTGATTATTAAATTGCCATTAGCAGTTATATTTCCACTTACACTTAGATTGGTTAAAGTACCAGTGCTTGTAATATTAGGCTGAGCATTTGTTGTTACCGTTCCTGCTGTAGCTGTTGCTATTCCTGTTAATTGACTACCATTACCTTTAAAAAATGCGGCATGCATATTAGCTGAAGCATTTACATTACCAGTTACACTTAAACTAGTTAATGTACCGACACTTGTTATATTTGGTTGAGCGTTGGTTGTAACTGTTGCTGCTCTTGTTGAATTAGCTACGGTGCCGGTGACATTAGCTCCAGCTAAACCGGTTAACGCTTGACCATTACCTATAAAATTAGCACCAGTGATATTTCCACTTGCACTTACTGTAGTCAATGACGCTAATCCTGTTGCACTTATATTGTATGTGTATGTTGTGTTTGATACATTTACAAAATTGGCTCCTACGTTACCTGTATATGTAGGTAAGTAAGCAGCAACATTACTATTACCATAACTACCTGGCCCACCTCCACCTGCGGTAGTTTGCACACTACCATCAGGGAAAGTAATTGTGTTAGCAAACATGTCAGGGTTAGGCATTACTGCTGGACTTAAGTCTACCCAACTGTTGCCATCGTAGTTGATGTATGCACGACCTTCATCACTATCAAACCATAAGTGACCAATTGGTAAGTTAGGTTCAGAATTGCCTATGTATATAGGAACATCATCTGCCCAGTATAAGTTCCCTGTACCATCAGTAGTCAGATAATTTGTTGCATTACCACCACTTATTTTTAGTTTTGATACATTTCCTAAATTAACTTGTGTACTGGATATTGTAACTACGTTAGCAACACCATTACTGCTAAAAGTTATGTTTCCATTAGAATGTACTATAACATTACTATTACCATTATACAATGAACCTGAAACATTAGGATCTGGATCTATCCATGTTACATTTCCTGTGCCATCTGTTGTAAGCACTTGTCCGTTAGCACCACCAGTTAAATGAAAATTGTTTAAGTTAGTTTGTATGTTTGCAAATAGATTGCCAGTAACATATAAATTACCACGTAGTTGTAAACGTGAAGTTGATTCAGTATATGTTAAATTACTGCTGCCACCAAAACCACGAGCATTGTTAAATTGAAGTTGACCGTTTGCACCACCAGCACTGTTTAATATTTGTAACTGTGGATTGTTATCTAAATTATTTTGTGTATAAGTGGCAACAAGCGTATTGGTATTGTTTGCATTTTGTTGCGTATAAACCACGTTGGCTGTATTGCCTAATCCTTCTGTGTCGTTTATAAATGTATACGGACTTGGTTTTGTTGCCATTTTATTTCCTTATTATTCTTCTTATGCTATTTTCCAAAATTGTATCACGCCTGACTGATATCCAGCAAAACCATCAATTCTTGCAGTAGGACTATCCCCTTGCAATCCTTGTAATGCAATAGTTGTAGTTCCGGATAATGTAAATTGTCCTGTGCCAGTTATAGTTGCAGTAGACCAATCACCAATAGAAGTCGCAGAGATACTTTGTAGGGCAAATCCTGTATCAACATTTAAGAATCGTGTGTAAAAACTATTGATAGTATCAGAACCTATGCAATGTACAGGTATTGTTATGGTGTAAACATAAGTGCCTGCAAGTAAATCAAAGTTGTTCCCAATAATGATTGCACCGGCAATATTTCTATCTAATGTATCAAATGGTATAGTAACCCAACTACCCACTGAAAAATTAACATCTGTTCCTGTTCTTCTGCTCAATATAATACTCGGCGCACCCGAACTACGTGCAAAACTAACAGTAGCGATTTGATTAGCTGCTGCGTTTGCATTTGGAATTGGTGCAGTGGGTAATCCTGATAAATTTAAATTAATCTTCTGATCTTGTACAAACTTTGTAGTCGCTACTGTAGTATTGCTTGTATTTGCAAATTGAGTAGGTGCAAAGACGTTACCAACTAAACTCACATTTGTTAGTGTAACGTTAGATAAATTAGCCTTAGTATTTGCTACTAATTGTACAAATGCTGTTGTAGCGATTGAATTACTTGAACTAGAAACATTTGTTAATGTAGGTGCTGTTGGATTACCAGTAAAGTTAGGACTATTAATATTTGCCTTTAAGGCAAGTTGATCTACCAGTAATTTTAAGGGCACTGGAGCAAAAAGAGGGCCGCTTACACTAACATTTGGAATTGAAACGTTTCCTGTCAACGTAGCATTGTTTTGTTTCAGTATTCCAGTTAAATTACTACCATCACCAACAAAAGTATTAGCAGAAACAACGTTAGCTGTAACCCTATTTGCTACCTGCAGATTTGCCAGTGATCTAATACCTGATGCTATTAAAGTTTCTGCTTGAATGTTTCCATTTGCGATAGCACTTTGCAATTGAATAGTTTGTGCCTCAAGTGCCTGCCTAATTTTTAAATTACCTTGCAATTCTAAATTACTAGTATTCTGATCAAACACTAAATTACGACTAGCTGATAATTGATTTGAGGTGCTTGCAAATTGCAATGATCCTGGAATACCTGCAGCATTAGGATTTATAACTGTTATGTTAGTAACATTTGAACCTCTGCTAGCAGAAACCGCCGCTTGTGATGCTGCCGTCTGCGCAACGTTTGCTGCCTGCACGGCTACGTTTGCTGCGGTAGTTGCGATATTTGCTGCTGTATTTGCTGTTGTTGACATAATTAACTAATTAAAATGATGTTAATGCTACACGCTTCCAAACATTTGTTGCAGTACAAACATAAATGTAGTTTGTATCCCAAACTATTTGACCAGGTTGTCCTGCTGAACTACCCAATTTTGTAAATTGATTTTGTTTTATTCCGCCTGCGACACTTAACGTATTTGTAACGTTAGAATTTGTCATATTGACATTGTTTGATGTTATACCTGTTGCTAAAATATTTCCAAAAGTGGATACATTTCCAAAAATAGTTACACTGCCATTTGCAATCATATTTGAACCTGAAATATTTCCATTTGATATCAATCTTGCGACAGTTACGTTTCCTGCACTTTGGACAGTACCTCCCACAGTTAAATTACCTGCGGTAGTGATGTTACCTGTAGCAGTTACAATACCAGTTGTTCGTAAATTACCACCAGTAACATTACCTACTGATGTTAGTACACCAGATGCTATAACATTATTAGATGTGTTTATATTTCCAGTGATTGAAAAACTACCAACTATTCCTGTAAGATTCGCAATAGCCTGAGAAACAAATGCAGTTGTAGCTATTTGAGTATTGTTAGTACCTGATCCTGCAGTTGGAGCTAAAGGAGTTCCTGTAAATGTAGGGCTATTAATATTAGCAAAACCTATTAATGCATTTCCTGTTATTGCTCCTGAAACGCTTAACGTTGAAAAACTTGCCCCAACCCCAATTACATTTCCTGTTGTACTCAATGTACCTGCTCTTAATATACCTGATGTATTTGAAGTAGCCATCGTAACTGAATTTAAGACTGCATTTCCTGTAGTTAATAAACTAGTAGCGTTAACATTTCCCTGTACACTTAATACATTTGTATTTGCATTAAAAGTAAAAGTACTGCTTCCGCTAAATACATTACCAGACCTAAATTGTACCCATCCGTTACTTCCTGCAGGAGAATTAGTAACACTTGTTAGCTGTATAGTATTTGCAGTTCTAGCTGTATTAGCGTAAACTGCAGCTAGTGATGCTGAGTTACCAGCTTGAATTGCTGATCTATTAGCAGCAAGTGCGAATGATCCAGCTAAACTTGCAGAAGCATTAGCACTTTGTGCTGCTACAGTCGCAATATTTGCTTGTTGGCGAGATGTGGCAGCTGCAATATTTGCTGCATCCAAATCATTTTGAAATGTTGTTCCTGATGTTATTATGTTACTCATAATCGTTCCTTATAATTATTATGGTCTTAAAAGGGGAGGTATGCCTGCCCTACTTACTTTACTTCCTAATTTCCTAGCATTGTCCTTAATACTATTAGGAGTAATATCCACAGTTAAGGCTGTTTTAAATCTAGGGTCGTTCTTTTCTTTTTTGCTGGGAATATATCCACTAACTTCATTTACATTGTATGTTGGGTCAGTTTTCTGACGTTTCATACCCTTAGGTTGATTAGGATCAACTGGATCAATGTCCGTTGTGGTCAATCCAGTCTTTTCTAAATTCTTTATATACTTGTGTTCCGCTTCTTCACTACCAAATGAAAAAATAGTGCTAGGTGGACCTTTACCGAAGTCATGCTTACCTAATCCATCAAGATTGCTAATATGTTGACCTAACTTATACCAATCGTACACATCACTTACGTCTACTTTAACAGTGCCCTTTGGCATTGTAGGCTTAAACTCTGGTCCTGGTGGAGGCCCATTTGGATCATAATCTTCGTCAGTAATGTAAGTATTATTCTCAGGTAAACTTAATTTCTCGCTGTGCAGTTGATTAAGCTTATCATATAATTTTCCAATGATACCCTTTGATCTTAATGCTTTAAACGCTAGATTTTCAGGCCCAAATTCACCATGTATGTCAAGTCCAGCTTGTCTATATTTCTTAATTGTTTTAAGCAGAGTTTTTATTCTTTTTTCATCCTCATGCTTTACTGCTAATTCTGCTAAATGAGCTAATTTATTAAATTTTAATTTGGTTGCTGATTGATCTAAATTACTACGATGCTTTTTAGGTAGTCGTAGCCAATTATCATTGACTACAGAATATTCACCTAAGCTAACTACTGGTTGATTTGAGTCCTGAACATATAATTCAACGTCATACCCGCCAATTTTTATATTATGTGTGTCATTATAAATTGTTTTTTTGGCATCAAATAATTCTCTATAAATTAGATCGTCATTTAATTTACTCATATCTACTAAAATATGTAAGTCTATATCACTATGTTTGGTATATGTATACGCTGCATTTGAGCCAGACAGTGTAACATCTTCTATCTCTAAATGAGGAATCCCTAAATGATCTATAAAATCTTCTGCTATTATTAGTAGTTGATTTTTTACTTCAGGGCGCATCTTATCCCCCAAAAAAATCTTTTGATTTAATTGGTCATGAAAAAACACTGCATCATGCAGTTTAAAACTAGCTAGTTCCTTGAGGTTCATACAGTATTTATCAAAAAAGGGCTATAACAGAGTTCTGCTATAGCCCTTGGTGTTTAATGACAGTGTAATTTATGCTGTCTTTTTACTTTTCTTTGCAGTTTTAGGTTGACCAACATCTACTGGAGCTGCTTGTTGGGCAGCTTGTTGTGCTGCTTGTGCTTGCTGCTCTTGTACATACATAGGTCCAATTGTGTTCAACAAGTGCTGTTGATTTTCCATACAGAATACATATGCACCACTGTGACGTAGTAGAACACGTTTGTCAACGTAAACTTTACCACCTAGATCACGCCAGTTTTCACAGAAAGTCCAATCCTCGCTGTAGTAACGATTTTGACGAACTGCGGTATCAAAGTAAGTCTTTAGATACTTATCATATTTTGGATCAAGTCCGATATCGTTCTTGTACTGCTTGACTGCAGGGTGAACATTAAGCTTTTCAAATACATGCTTCTTCATTAGTAAGAAACCCGTACCTGCTTTACTAACTTCTTGTAGTCCATCTGGACCTTCTTCAGCACCCTCAAATCCATTAACTACCCACTTGATTGGCATAGTCTTCATGGGATAAAGTCCACCAATAACGTCTTTGTCACGGTTTAACAATACCAATAGATGCCATGGCTCCCAACCAATATCAGCATCAACAAAGAATAAGTGTGTTGATTCTGCTTGGTCTAGAAATTTAGCAGTTAGTGTGTTACGTGCGCGGCTGATTAGACTTTCATTGACCATTGTTTCCAATGTCCAATCAATTCCTAATTGACGTGCGGTATTAGCCCATTTGATGAAACTCATAAATGTAGACTCTGTTAACATACCACCATAGCATGGCATAGCTATGTGTACACGGGTAGTTTTTAAGAAGTCTACATTGACTTGTACTTGATTTTGAGCAGGCGCTGCAGGAGCGTCTTGTTCTTGAATTTCTTGAATTGCTTCTACGACCTGTTCTACAGGTATAGTAGCTTCTTCTTGTGTTTGTTTTTTCTTAGCCATTTTATCCTCATGAAAATGTAATATTATTTACATAAGGATTTGGGGTGCAAATTATTTTTCGTCTAGATAATCTTCGTTTATTGAATCATCTGGGAATACCTCTTTGTATAAATCAGATAATTCCTCATCGCTTGCTAGACTTAAATCACTTACATCATAATCTGTAGCTTTAGCTAAACGTCGGATCATTGTCTTGCGCATTCCATAGTCCATGCTGTGGCGATTAGGTAAATTATATGGGTCATCTATTTCAACTAGGGGATTATTACCAATATACCAATCAACTTCATCATTAGGAGTTGGCAAATCAAAATGTTGTTTGTACAGTGTGTCCCATTCAGGATGTCCGGGCTCTACAGTATATTTTTTGCCATTCTCTAATTCTAATTCAAAAGCCGCGCCGTCGTCTCTGATCTCGTAGTAGTGCGGAAAGCGACCGCGTTCGGACCCTTGATAATCAAGTTCTGCATCATTTGGAACCTCAGGCTCAAATCGTTTATTTAAAGGATTCATTTTTTTGCCTTGTTCTTTTACTGCCTTCTTTTTTAGATATCTACTAATTTCGTCAGGAGTTCCAGCACTATCTATTGCCCTAGCAACTTTTTCACCTGTGGGTAGTTTGTCATATTGCCCAGCATATCGCATGGCCATACCAGCTGCTTTAGTTAATGGATTAGGGACACTTGATAAAATTGTACCTAAATGTCGTGCATCTTGTTGTGTGGTGGCATCATCACCTCGCATTGATATGGTGTAAGGTCCTATATCTGCATATGGCTTTGAGGGATCACGCCCGGTCATTTCGGGAGGCAATCTCACAGTTTCTTTTTGATTATCAAACCTATCTTCTTCTATTGAAGGATCCATAATAGAACGAATCTCTTTGTCGGGAAATTTGTCTTTTACTAGTTGGTGTGTACTTGCTAATTTTGCAATAGAACTAAGTTCTTCACCGGTATGTTCTATCTCTACGTAATCTTTTTTACCATCTACAAAAGTTACTTCAACTTTATATTTTTTTGGTTTGTTTTTAGTAGATATTGCTTCTTTAATAAATTTTAAAACTTCTAATTTCTTTTCAACACTAGCTTCTTTCAGCATAGGGCGAACACGTTGTATAAACTCTTTAATTTTTTGTTGTTTAGGTGGTGCAACCTGTTCTGCCCTACCCAAACGTTGCTGCGCTTTTCTCATCAAACCTAACACTTCCTTATCACTTAGTGCGTCTGGCATAGCATCTCGCCATACTGCAAACTTTTGTTCGTTACTAATTTTAGGATCTAAAAGAACCTGACGCATAGGAGTTGCCCTTGGCCCCTCTATGTCACTACCAGGTGCTTGTGTTTCTTGTCTACTCATTACAGATAGATTTTGTAGACCCATTTGTTGATAAGGTATAGAACCATCTTTGCTTGGATTGACTAGATATTGAAATGCTGCTTTCTGATCTGCACCAACAACTAAAACAATATTACTAAAACCCTGTTTGGCTAAATTAGCCAATGCGTCATTTAATGACCCAGATTCACCATCTGCTACTGTAAATATTTTTGCATTATCAGGGAATGTTTTTTGATAGATTGCTAGTTTTTCTTGTGGTGTCAATGGATCATCTTTTGTTGCTCTGACTTTTTTAGTATCAGCCCATAAATCTCCAGTACTAGGATCTATTAAACTTGTTCTACTTAAAATAAAAATAGGTGTAGCATTAATGGCTTTTGCTTGATGTATAACTGCGCTGGCTAATAGCATATGTCCTTTATGGCCCATACCACGACCCCATCCCACTACTGCTGTTTTGCCTTGATTTCTTTGTGTCATAATTTTCTCGGTTGCCAATTAAGTTGGTCTATTAATTTTAAAAACTGTCCGGGCAATGCATACTTGAAATTAATTTCAGGATGTGCTTGTGCATAGCCTTCTGGTTTAGTTTGCATTATACCACCATGCAATCCTAAACTCAATGACTGTATTATTTTCATTTTTTCATTAGTCAATGCTTCTACTGCACCCAATGTTGCTTCGTAACCAGCTTTATCTGATAGCATTGTTTGTGCTTTCTTTGCACTCAAATTGTTCTGTGCCCAATTTGGAAAATCTCTAACTAAACCTGATGTTCTTAAATGTTGATTTAGATAATTATATAACTCTCCGCCTGGATTATTCATTCCTGGCTTTGGTGCTAAAAAGTTATCTATTTTTTGTGCATTAGTGCTTATGAATTGCTCAAGTCTATCTAATCCAGTTGTGTCTACTCCCGGCATTGATTCAGCATATGTTGTACCTTGAACAATTACTTCTTGTGTTGAAAGTTGATCTGCATCTTCATATCTTTTTTCCTCAGCACTTCCAATTTGATCATAATATCCAGTAGCAGCAACCATAACTTTAGCGTTCGCAATACGCTTACCTAATTCACTGTCTGCAGGTACATGAAAAGTTGTTATGTTAGGTTTAAAATCATATGTGTTTGTTTTTTGATTTAATACTGGTGGTGCACCAGGATAAAAAAGTAATCCACCTTCTATAAAACCTCGTACTGGACTTATTTGTTCAAAATAAGGCCACAAACTTGCAAACTGTTTTGCAAATTGCATACGACTAGCATCTGCTTCGCCGCCTGTACCTAATATAAAATTCATTACATCTTGTGGACTTTTAGTTAGTGTAGATGCACCTGCTTTAGTTTGCATTGTGCCTGATTTTAAATATTGCCATGCATTTTTAGGTATCATATAGAATGTACCATTATCATCACGACCCCAATACACAACAGGCATACCATCCCATTTTAATTCTATAGTGCCATAATTTTGTGCCATGTCACGCATACGTTCTACTGCATGTAATCCACCATTGCTACCGTTGGCTATTACTAGATCCTCAACATGTTGATACTTGCGACCTACTTGTCCTGCAGCTTCTAGTAATGATTGTATTTTCATTTTAATAAATTCAATGTGTATCTAAACCAACTACGGACATCTTCATTCATCTCAATGTTAGGTGCCCATTTATCTTTGATGGCTTTATATTTCTCTGGATTACTTCTCAATGCTGCTAGAATAGAATGTACGCTACCCATATCTTCAGCACTTGCTTCAGGTCCAATAATTATTTTTGCTATCTTGTCTTTGTTGCTTGTAATCAATTCTTTAGTTTGACGATCCACTAATCCTTTGTATGGACTCATCATTAAGCTAGGATGTTCTGGTAATGAACTCATGTTAGTTAAATCAGCCCATATACCATGTAATGTGCCACCTTTCATAGTAGCGTCTTTGCTGTAATCATGTGTATGTAATGGTACTACATCTCTTGCGTTTTCTACAGCCATAATGTCTACTTGTGTTACATCACCGCCTTCACCTGTAGGTATACCAACATGCACACTTACTCCAGTACGTGCAGCAAAGTATCCATTTTCTTTGAAGTAATTCTCTAAACCCTGTCTTGCTGTTTTTAAATCTTTTACTGGAAAGATTTTCATTAATTCTGCTGCGTCAATAAGAACATCCATATCGCTGCTTACATCTTTTTTACCTGCACTACCTATAGGATAAACATTAATACCCTTAGGCATTATTCCTTGTAGATTTTTAACTACAGTCTGAACATTTTTGCGTGTGATTGGTTTGGCATCAGGTACTACATTGCCACCTTCAAAGAACATTTTAGTAGTCATTTAATAGCTGACCTTTATTGATTGAATTACACCTGTTGTAAAGTTAGTAATATTAACTCTTAGCCAAACAAAATTACCAGAAAGATTATAGTATCCTAACTCAGTAGTTGAACTAGGGCTTAACGTGTAAACATTGAACCAATCTGAATTTGTAGGATTCTCTGACAAACTTGCTTGTACAACTACTGTAGCAGTTACATTAGTAAAGTTCCAAGTAAGTGTTTGTAAGTCGCTTTTTCCTAAATAATAGGAAGCAGCGGGCTGTCGGGTGCCCGTAATATTTGGACCTGATCCAAAAGGAGTTTGAGATAGCAGGATAAGTGTAGTGGCTTGTGACATTATGTTTCTATCACTTCCACAACTACAGAGTTGCCAACTAATTCTTGTACTACTTGTTCTAATGCTGCCTGAACTTCAGGACTAGCTATTTTTGACTCATCTGTGTCACTGTCCTTAACAATTTTACTTAACTTTATAACTAGTACATCTTCTACGATTTTAGCCATGGTAAACACTCCATTAATAGAGTATTTATCAAAAAATCTATCGCTGTTCTACTTTATAAGTTTTGCCCAAATACTCACTAAAATTCAATGCGAGTACGGACAAAAAGGCTTCACTGTCGTAATCTATGAAAAAACAAGCGTCCAAATAGCGAAGTCGCCATGTAGCGGGACCTGATGTTTTAAGCCACTTTTTCAAACTTCCCGTAGGATGTGCTGATTTACTATATTGTTGCAAAAAGTTCTCAAGTTCCACATGAAATCCGTCGGGAACTGTTTTGCTCCTAAAATACGTCCTAAATTTATGTTTAGGATTATTACGTAAAAGAATACCCACGTCACCCTCTACTTTTATCTCTGAATAATGAACTGAACTAGGTGCCAATGGTTCTAAGGATTTAATAATTTCTAAATCATTGCTATAAACACTTATACAAGAATAATCTATTCTGACTGTTGCACGTTCTTTAGGTATATTATTGCGCCAATTTATTAATTTAAGTAAAAATTCTTTGTTTATGGAATCTTCATACATCATCCTTCCAAAACTATAAGTTTTACGCAAGCCGATTGCTTTATCTAACTCTTTCTCAGTTTTTGTATAACGCATCAAACAGATATCAGGATAACATAAATAGGCTCTATACTTATACTTTCCATAGTATAACTTATTTTTAGTAATAACTTTGATGTTATTCAACTGTGATTACTCCATCATATCCAACAAATGCAGTTACTTTAGGTGCAATATTAAATTCTATTTCTTCACCATTTAACACTGCAAATACATTAGAATTTTTCACACTCTCAAATACAATTTTCTTAGACAATGGAACTCTAATCAACTCATCAATTTTACGTGACAATGGTCTTGCTCCCATTTTACTATCATAACCAACTTCTGCAAGATACTCAACAACTGGCTCGCTCAAATTAAGAGTAATATCATGTGCTGATTTAAGTGATTTTTTAAGTTCATCAACAAACTTAACCACAATCTTCTTAATAGCAAGCTTATCAAGTTTATTGAATTTGCAAATTAAATCAAGCCTATTTCTAAATTCAGGTTTGAAGAACTCTTTCATAGCACGTTCATCTTCACCTGTTTTTTCCTGAGATCCAAATCCAATAGCGTTCTTTTCACTATCACTTGCACCCAAGTTACTTGTCATAATAATGATACAGTTTTTAGCATTAGCTTCTTTACTGTTACTACCTGTAATGCGACCTTCATCAAGCAATTGTAAGAATATGTCAAACACTTCTGGGTGTGCTTTTTCTACTTCATCAAATAACAGAATTGAATAAGGATTTTTAGATAGATCATTAATCAACTTACCACCACCTAAGTTACCTTCTCCGTAGCCTACATAGCCGGGAGGTGCTCCAATGAGTTTTGCTACACTATGCTTCTCACCATATTCACTCATGTCATACTTGAGCAATGGCATATCAAGATTCTTGCTTAACAATTTTGCAAGTTCAGTTTTACCTGTACCTGTAGGTCCTAAGAACAAGAAACTACCAACTGGTTTCGTTTCATTGTTAATGCCAGCAAAGCTTACATAAATTCTTTCAAGAACCTTATTAACTGCATCGTCTTGACCATACAGTTTGTCTTTGACATTTTGTTCTAGGTTCTTCACTCTGTCGCTAAAATCATTACTGAGTTTATCTGCAGGAACGCCTGTGAATCGTTCAACTTGTTCATAGATTAACTCTTTAGTAATTTCTGCTTCTTTGTTTTCCAAAACACGTTGTTTTGCACAGGCTGCATCAAGTAAATCAATTGACTTATCAGGATTCTTCCTATCATGAATATAACGTGCCGAACAATCTACACTAGCCTCAATAGCTTCTTCAGTAATTTTTACATTATGAAAATCATTTAGGCGCTCACTTAGTCCACGTAGAATACGAATGGTGCTATCTGTGCTTGGTTCATCAATGCCAACACGATAGAATCTACGCATCAATGCACGATCCTTTTCAAAGCTTTCGTAATACTCTTCCCAAGTAGTGCTTGCAATAATCTTAAGTGTGCCTTTAGTAATTGCAGGCTTAATCATACTTGCAAAGTCAATTGAACCATTATTAGTATTGCCACTACCTTTCATTGTATGTGCCTCATCAATGAATAGAATAGCTTTTTTCTTAGTGTTCAGTGCATCAATGATGTTCTTAATTTTTTCTTCAAAATCACCGCGATACTTTGATCCTGCTAGTAACATACCAACTTCAAGGCTATACAATTCATGATTCTTTAAAAACTCAGGAACTGCATCTTCAATAATCATAGTAGCAAGACCTTCTGCAATTGCAGTCTTACCTACACCAGGATCACCTACCATCAATACATTTGATTTAAATCTTTTTGCAAGAACATTGATGATATCATTGAGTTCAGTAGTACGACCAATAAGTGGTTCAAGTTTGCCTTCTTGAGCCATTTTAGTAAGATTGATTGTGTATTCATCAAGAATTTCATTTGCTTGACTGTCTGTAAGGTTACCTGAGTACTCAGCACCCTTATATGTTTTTTGCCAATGTGGTAGAAATTCGTTCTTAGTCATACCGTATTTCAACAGAAAATAATGAGCATGGCTATTATTTTCACTCATAATACTGAGATACAAATCTACGGTAGTTACATTTTTTCTACCTGTAAACAATACTTGAGTTACACTACGATTGATAACACGTTCAAGGCTGTTTGTCTTTTTGGGATGAATTTCTTGCCCTTGATCTACATTAAGTACAATAGATTTTAAACTATCCAAATACGCAATCAACTCTTTGGTTAAGTTTTCAACGTCAATTCCAAACTGCTCTGAGCATTTTTTGAATGGCGTATGCTTCATCAACGAAAGCAATAGATGTTCCACTGTGCAATATTCGTGAGAACGATCTTTGGCTATAATAATAGCTTGCTCAATGATTGATTCAATTTCTACTGAACTATTCAATTTAATTTCCTTTATTTTTAGATTTTAGAATACTAATAATCACATCATTATCAATGTTATCAGAAACGAAGGGTTTTATCAATAACATTTGGTCTCCATTGTAATGTCCATTCGTCAAACCTTGTCCTGTAATTCTTAATGTTGTATTGGGTTGTGTTTTTGGTTTAATTGATACATTAAACGTTTTACCAGAAATAGTTTGAAAATCAATTGTAGTACCTATAATTAAATCTAGTACGTCAACTTCAATTTCACTTGTCAAATTAAGTCCGTTTCTTTGGAATTTAGGGTGATCGTAAATTCTAAACTCAACGATTAATACTCCGTTGGGAATAAGATTATCATATCGTAATTGCTGTCCGTTTTCTATACCTTTTGGTATATCGATTCGGACACTATTTGGGCCTGTATTTGTTGCAAAATTTAGTGTTTGCTGATCACCATTATACACTTGTTCTAGTGTAAGATTTACAACTGTTTTATAAGTTGGGGTGTGATGATGCCTTTGTCCACCAAACATTTGACCGAATATATCATCTATATTCATAGGTCCAGTTTGGAAACTAAATCCACCAGGGAAACCATTAAATGAAAAGCCACCGCCAGGGAAACCGCCTTTTGGTATATCGTACTCAGATTTTTTCTGAGGGTCACTTAATGTCTCGTATGCTGATTGAATTTCTTGAAATCTAGCAGTATCACCACCCTTGTCTGGGTGATGAATACTTGCTAGTTTTTTATACGCTTGACGAATTTCGTCGGGTGATGCGTTACGGTCAACGCCTAATGTTTTGTAGTGGTCCATAGTTGATTATAACATACCTTTGTTAATAATCAAATATTTATGGTTACGCTGCTCCAGCTACTTTTTCTTTTGTACGACCGTACGCTGCGATACCAAGAACTGCACCCATTGCGATATGGTACAAACCTGCACCTTGCAATGTTAATGGTTGCCATTGACTAGTTACTTGACCATTACTCAATGCTTGTAACAATGACCAAAGAATTGGAAACACAACAAAGTCAGCGGTACAAGTCATCATGTATACCCAACCCATAACTGGACGCCATTTTTTGTTAATCCAATCAGTGGCATCTTTATCTAATGCTACTGTTGATTCGCCACCTTCGCTCATCGCACCACCGCCACTCTTTAGTGACTCACCTTGATTTTGTACAATCTGTACGTTATTATTATTTGGCATACTTGCTCCTGTATTTGAAAATGCAGGGGTAGATTGTGCTGGTGCACCAAAGCTACTTCCTGCAGGTATTTGACTTATTGTTGGATCATTTGCCATTGATGTGTGATGATCATCACTTGCTCCAAATGGATTTTCTCCGTTCGCTTTTTTTGCTAATAGTGTTGTTCCCATGTTTGCTCCTTATAATTGTTTTTTATATTACTAAATATCATATTTCTTTGGGTAGGAAGGCATACGATTAATATCAGTATCCATTCCTTCAGGTTTAGAAAAATCACTGTAGCCTCTTGGTGCTAGATACGGTTGTTTACGATTGACAAGGGGACGATTATACTCAGTATCTTTTCTTATGTCGGTGCCGTAACGGTAAGCATCAGGGTTTTGTGCAATATTTCGTGCCTGTTTTGGTGTAGTATAAGCAACAAGTCTATCATCTCCCTCGTCAGGAGTCACCGGTAGTAAATCTGGTGTAAGATCCTTTATCGCTGCATCAAGTTCTTCAGGTGACCTAAGTGTTTTTTTAGGTTCATCTGACCCTTTCCATGGTTCTTCTTTGTCTGGCATGTTAGGATAAGGTGTAAGCTTATCTTCTGCTTCGGTTACGAATTCGTGTATTCTCATTTTTTTATCTCGTCGCCCGGTCTTGGTTTGAAAAAAGGACCAGCAGCACGATTGTCGCCTGCTTTATAGGCTTTTAACTGACGCTGATATGTTGCTTCATCGTCGGCTTTCTTACTAGGTAATCCAAGTGCTGCTCTTTGTTTCTCCTCAGCATCTGCCATTTCATCATCAGTAGGTTCAGGTCCTGTAAGTTGAACTCCAGGTTCAACAGGCTCATCAGAAACTTTTCTTGGCTGAGGTTTACCGTCTGGTCCTACGACAACTCTTTCGCTGAGGATGTCTAAATATTTTCTAAAAAACTGTGCGTCCATAATTATACCTTATAATCCTGCCATTGCTTTAAAATTCTTTAATTCTTTGTCTTGTTCGTTATAAATTTTATGTGGTTCTATTCCAGATAATTCACGCATTTCATTTAGTTCTGTTTCTTTTGATTCTCTGTATAAATGTGGAGATAATAAAATGTTTGCTTTTAATTGGTCAATATCTGCTTCAATTTCGGTGTCATTAACTTCGATTGTCCAATCAGACATTTCAAGATTCGTAAGTGTTTCTAAATCTTCAAGAATTTCGATAATTCTTTCTGGAACTTTTGATCTACGCTCCATTTCAACAAACACTACATGTTTTCCTCTTCTTACTTCACCCTTACTGACTTGTGCATCTATTACAAAATCATATCCTTTTTCAAACCAACTTGCCAAATCTTCACTGGCTTGTTTGCCCTTTACAGTAAAAGCGAGAGTTACAGTTTCATCATCAGATCCTGTTTTGGCTTCGTACTCATCGATAGAAAGTACAGGAAATATTTGTCTCACAAAATCTTTGTAATCTAGACCTTCGTTTAATTGGTTCATACTGGTGCTCCTGGCATTGGGCCAGGCATCGGAGCTGCTCCCGGCATAGGTCCTCCCATGCCACCCATATCCTGATTTAACTGATCATCTTGTTTTGCATCCTGATCATAATCCTGTTCGTATGCTTCGTCTAATTCATCTAAATCAATTGTCTGATCCGCAAGATCAATTGATCCTTCACGTATTTCATTCATAAGTTGCTTTGGCATCTCAATACGAACAAGCCAAACTTTTCTCTTAATCATTTTTGGATAATGTGTACCCGCTTGAAAATCATTAGGATCTTCTATTTTTATGGGTATTTCAATTTCTGTTCTCTTAAAATGGACCATGCAACCTATTCCTATGAGTCTTTTACCACCTCTAGGATCTGGCATCAGTTTTTCTGGGTACATGAATATACATGTTACTGTATATTTTTTGATATCAGGGCCGTCTACAAGTTCCCCTAAATCCCAATTTTTAAAAGCATAAAGGTCTGCTTCATCTAAAACACGTTCAAAATCAAGAAGGGTTGACATTGACCCGTCACTAGTGTAAATGCCCTTTATTGTATCAATTATACTGACATAATCAATATCATTGAAAAATTCGGTTGCTGGTAATTTTTTCATAGTATTGTATTTATCACGGTAGGGACTTGTTTCTGGATATTGAAAACTTACTGGACAGCTTAATATTTATCATTATATAAAGCTCAAAAAGTCTACTAACTTTGACTATGACCCCGTCTGTAAATATTCTTGAGTGTAATACTCATTTTAAACATAGGAGAGGCAACTTGAGCAAGAGAAAGACTGGAGCTTTAAGAAAAGCAGAAACTAAGATGACCAATAACAAGAAATACGCAGATCAAACTTTCTACACACAGGAATCTAAAACAATACATTTTGACACCCTCAGACCAAAAAAATCAAACGTTCTACAACTAGTCCCGAAATCAGTAAATCAAGAAAAATACATTCTAGAGTTATTAAACCCTGATACTCATATTGTAATAGGGACTGGACCAGCAGGCACAGGTAAAACCTACTTAGCTATGCTTGCAGCAATAAAAGCCTTAAAGCTACAGCAAATAGACAAAATTCTACTAACTCGTCCCGCAGTAGGGGTAGAGGACGAAAAGCACGGATTCTTACCGGGTGATATTAATGCAAAAATGGAACCTTGGACAAGACCTTTATTTGATGTATTACGTGAATTTTACACGGCCAAGGAAATAACCCACATGCTAGATGAACAAATCATAGAGATTGCACCCCTAGCCTTTTGTCGAGGTAGAAATTTCAAAAATAGCTTTGTAATTTTAGACGAATCTCAAAACTGTACTCCAAATCAACTCAAAATGATAATGACTAGAATTGGAGTTGGAACTAAAATGGCAATTACAGGAGATATAGAACAAACAGATAGAAAAAAACCAGACAACGGTCTTTTAGATTTACAAAAGAGACTAGAAACTAATAAAGTTGAAGGTATTGAAGTCTGTTATTTTAATTACAAAGACGTACAACGACATCACTTAATTGAACACATATTAAAGATGTACGAATAAAAAAGGGGCTTATTGCCCCTTTTTGTTTAAATCTTCAAGATTTTGAATAAAAGTTGGGTATACTTTTTTATAGTATTCAACTATCGTATCCCAATCTGTGTCCATTCTTTTGCCGTCGATCATGCATCGATCTACGCTGTTTTCCTTAAAATCTAAAATAATATTACAAGTTTGAATGTCAGATGTACGCAAGTTTTTAACTACTGCGGCTTCTTCGTCTATTTGACCGCCTGCTTTTCTTTTAAATGTAACTAAAAAATATCTCAATTTGTTAACTCCGCAAGTGTTGCTGCTAAATTAATTTCTGGTATACCCACCATTGACAAATTAACTAGACCATTTCTAATTTTAATGATAGCAGCATCACGTGATTCATTTGTGTTGCCCCATAAATCAAGATTGTTGTACATCCAACGATATATATCTTCTAAGCGAGTTGGATACATATCTAAGTACTGCATTAGTTCTTGACGACCTTCTAAAATCTTTCCCTGTTTAAACAAGGTAGTTGCTTTTATTAATAAATCATCTTCAGCGTTACCTACTTCTTGTATGCCAATAAGTTTACCTGTACTACTATTAACTTGTAACTGATTTAAACATTTTCTCAAATCAGGATAAGTAGCACGAACATAGGTATCAATTATATCAATGTCAAAATCGATACCTTCACTAAGCAATACTGTTGCTGCACGTGCAGTAAACTCAGCTAAATCAGTTTTACTTATATGTACTTGATGGCAGCGACTTTTAAGTGCAGGAATAATTCTGTATTCGTAGTTACATGTTAATATGAATCTACATGTTTGATGATATGTTTCCATATCACTACGTAGTGCGGCCTGACCTTGTGGTGTCAAGTAATCTGCTTCGTCTAAGAGAATAACTTTAAATTTACCGAAAGGCATAGTTTGTGCGAAACCTAATATTTTATTTCGTACAACATCTACACTATTCTCACGACTTGCATTTATTTCAAGTACATCGTACTCACTTACCTCTAGTTCATTAATCAGAACTTTAGCAAGCGTAGTTTTTCCTGTACCTGGATCACCACTTAGTAGTAAATGTGGAATAGATTCTTCTTTAATCCAACCTAATACTTGTTGTTTCTGTGCTTCATTGACAAACACATAATCTTCAACAGATTTAGGTCTATATTTTTCTACCCAAAGTTGATTTTTCATTGTTTCAACAGTTCCAATGTAATAATTTTACCTAATGCGTCTCCTAAATCTTCTCCGCTAGGTATAATATGTAAAACTTTTCTAGGATAGTTAACTTGAAGTGAACTAGGGTTATAGTCATTCATAGTCATTTCTAAAACATGACCACCTGTTGCAGGGTACAATGTAAAATTTAATGATGATGTTTCAATACTTCTTGTGCTATACACTTTGCTGCTACTAATAGCTTGCCCATATCGGGGTTCAACCTCATCTCTTTCTACCTGTGCGCTGTTCCATGCTTCTATAGACCACTGTTTAAATTTTTTCTTTAACCATTTCATCAAATCACCTTATCGCTGAGTGTATCATCTTGTACGGGCTCATCACTTACCATAAGTATCTCATTTGGATCAACCTTACGTATAGTTTTTTCACCCTCATGATCTTCAATTTTAACACCTCTGGTCCAACGACCGTGAGCGATTAGGACATATTGACCAACACTTACTGATTTTTGTTTTGGGCCTATAGCGTAAACTTTTGCCCATCTTGGTCTGATGCCCGATAGTTTAGTATCGTCTCCTGGCAATATGATACCGCTGTTAGTGATTCTAGCATCAAAAGACATATCACTTACGATTATGGTATCATGAAGTGCAGTTAATGTATTGATTTTGCTTGGTTCATACTGAAATTTCATTTATAATCCTTTTTACTCATCATCAAAATCATTTAGTTCTGCTAAATTAATTTGATCCCTAATTACTGGAGGAGTTTTTACAACTGGCTTCGGAGCATTCACTACTGTTTTGTTATATGACTCAGCCACTCTACTTGATGCGTCTTGAATAATTCTATTCTGTGCATCTAATAAATCTCCCCTTGCGTTTGATTTCATGTTTCCTACTGCACGTGTTTTTTCGTTACGGGTAGCCATTGCTCCCATATCTACTGTTCTACCCATTGCTGTTCTATATTTTGACATGTTAAACTCCTATTTTAAAAATTCGTCCATAGACAAATTGTAATACAGACTATTTATTCTGTGAACTTCTATCAAATACAATACAAAGCTGGCTACGCTTGATCCTCTACCAACACCCCAAACAATGTTATTTTGTCTCATTACATCTACCAAATATTTCAAATATTGTAGTAAGGGAAAAAGGTCTTTTTCTTGAAATAAGATAAGTTCTTGACCTGCTCTTTGTAATTCTTCTTCATTCTTGCATTTATTTAGGACAAACGCAGCAATATCCAAACTTTTGTATTCATCCGGCATAAACCATTTTTGTTGCTGTATGCTATCCCATGTTTGCTGCTCTAAATTTTCTTGAATATAATGTATTATGTTTGGTAGATCAGAAAACTCAAGTGACGTTGGAAATGTGATTGTATCTTCAGTTAGAAATGATTTAATATTTTTATCTGGATTGGACAAATAAAAATCACAAACATCATCCTCTGTTAGAATCTGTTGACCAAATACATTATTTTTCATGTGCTTATGATAACATAGAAAAATATAAATTGCAAACTGTTTTTAACCGTTTCGTTTATCAAAATTAACAAAAACTATTTCAGAATTTTTGGATGTTTCGAATGGATCTTTAACATCAAAACTCAAACTTAATTCATCCCAAGAAACTGATTGCTTAACCAATTTTACAAGTTTTTTTGACTTAGATGAGTTTATTGAATTTATGTTATTATATTTTGGAGAGGTGTCATTCCACCAACCCGATTCATCAAATGGACCAAAGTTTTCCTCAATAGAATGTAAATGGTGAATGTCATCACTGTATAAGCTTGTGACTGATATATCAGTTATAATCATTCTTCCCTCTAAGATAGAGTTAAGTTTCTTTACTAGCATAATTGCGAGTATTTGATCGAACGGATCAGTTGGTAAAGTACAAACTTTAAGTGACGCTTCTACATATTTTTCTATTACTGATGTATGATTTTCATCAACGAAAATACAATTTTCTAAACATTGAGAGAAAAAATGTTTGATTCTTTCCATTGAAACAAATTGCTCCATTGCAGAGATAGTTTCAATGTCAAAATAAATGCATGTTGTGTATAGATTAAGATAGAAGTTGTCTTTAAAGTAAACACCAGCCTGAAATGAAAAATTTCTCTTTATTCGTGCAGTCATTTTCTATCACTAGATACGTTAATTTGCTTCTCTAAATTATTTTTCTTGTACATTTCATCCATTCTTCTCTTGTACTCTACGTTATAACTTTCTATAGCCATATTTAATTGGTTGATTAATGCTCCATTTTGCATACGATAAGCAAAGTTAAGTTTTTGATTAAGATCGGATATGGCTTTGGAAAGGTCTTCCAAAGATTTACCTGACAAGTCTGTAATGAATGGATGTTGCATTCATTTATTTAGTTAGTAGGAACTAGGCGTAACTCTTTTCCAAATTGCAGTAGTACCGTCATAGTTACCGGTGCATAGGTATATGTATGTGCCGTCAGTTTCAATAGTTCCAGTCACATCTCCTAGACTACCAATTGGCATTTGTCTACGATAGGCTGCTCCTGAAACTGCTACATTAGCATTAGCAGTAAGAGTTAATGAAGTATTGCTTGCTATTGAACTTACAGTTCCAATTACGACATTGGAAGAATTTAATATCACTCTTCCTGCTACTAATTCTGTCAAAAATAGAGTACTACTACCTGTTACTGTTGTACTATTAGTAGCAGCAGTAATGGTATTTGTTGCTGCTGCGTTTGTTATTGCAGGTGTACCATTAATAATTGCTGTAGATTTTTTGGGTCTATTAACTGGATAAATATCCATCAATGTGCCGCAGCTTGTAGTTGAAACTAGATAATTTACTTGTGTAACACCTGCTGGTATAGACACCTGATTAGTGTGAGTATTGCTAGCACTAGGTGTGATGTTGCTTGTATAGTTCTCTAATTGAAGTGCTGTATAAGAAATCCCAACACTAGGTACATTATTACCGTCGTTAGTTGTTGTGGGGAAAGTTATGAAGGCACTGCTGTTTGCAATCGTGAGATTTAACTCTACATTGCTTTGAGTTCCGACTGGGGCCCAGCCACCAAAAGACAAAGTTGTATTTGCAGTGATTGTTCCGTATTGAACATCACCTTGACTCACATTTATTGTGGTCGTACCCTGAACATTGTTTCCTAAATTATATGTACTTGCTCTAAATGATCTCGTAGTAGCATTACTAATTAAAGTGTTTGCCATGTCATTGTTTAAACTTTGACCGTCTAGTGCCGATTTTAATACCACTTTATCTTGTAAGTCTGATATTTCTGTACCAGCTGTATTTAGGTTAGTTTTGATAGACGTAAAGTTATCCCTAAATCCCTGTGTACTATTATTTACGCCTGCTACAGGGTAATTTGGATTGATGTTATTTGTGTTAATTGAACTCATACTTTTATTCTTCCGTCAGTTATTTATTACATGTTATGGCGTTATTGTTTTTTGCGGGAAAGATATAACAAAATCTTTTGAATTTATAGGATTAGGAGTGGGCGTTGCGCTCGGTAATTCACTCCAACTTGGTATACTCAAATTGTCGTTCCAATTGTATGTATTACTTTTATCTATGTAATATCTATCCACAGTGAAATCAATAGAATTTAATTTATAAGGCCAGTTGTTATTTATGTTGTTTAATATATCAGTTGATTTACCTGAAATCGTATAACAAATTACCCATGCTCTTGTGTATCCCAAAACGTTTCCATTTGCTTGTTGCGTTGTCATCCATTTTGGTAATAGACCACTGTTTGGATCATTGCCTAAAACGTTTGAAAGTTGTGTTGCCATATTGTCTAAGCTAGCAGGATAAAAAGTATTTGTACTTCCTGGAGTTAAACTTGTATAAAAAAGATTATTCTGTACATTAGAAAAGCTAGTGTATAAAAAATCTTCACTTGTTAGATATGGTCCTAATTCTAAACTCACCCTTGTTGGCCATTTAATTTCGGATGAGACACTTTGTCCTTTCTCGTTTATTAAGTCATCTACAATTTGACTATAAACTACTTCATAAACTATATCACCATTTTCATCTCTCGCAATAGCTGTTTTTAATTCACCTAATGTCAGTGTTCTCCAATAGTGATTTTTTTTCATTGCTTCAATATAACTTTCTGCACTACTAGCGTCAATGCCATATGCATGTACAAAAGATATGTCTGTTGCCTTACCAAAGTTATAATCGTTTGCTCTATATAAAAATTCAGTTGGTATAAGACTGGTATCAGTTAATAATGTATCTACTATTGATCTTTGAGACAAATTAGGAGATGCTTTCATATATACATTTTCAGTTACCAAATTGTATAATTGGTATACATCTAGTGTAAAAGTTCTTTTGCTTTTTACCAAAGGATAAGCTAACGCAATAGCTTCGACAGTAAAAGTAAAAGTTGTTGTTGTGAATTGATCTAAAAGTTCTTTAGTAGGTTGATATGACACTTGACCTATTAATTCTCCTGCACTGTCTAAAGTTAACTGTGATGGTAAATCACCATCAATTAATCTATATGTTAAATTTTGATCTGATGTTGCCTCAATTTTTAAAGTGCTTACTGTGTTATTATTAATTGTCCCTAAATATGAAGGTGTTTCCCAAACTATGTCGTTAGTAACATCATTAGAAACTGTTATGACAAATTGAAAGGTTTCACTATATAATCCATTAGGTTTTGTAACAGAAACTTCAAATATATATTGGCTTAAGCCTGTATTGATATTAATTGTTCCAGTAATCCATCCACTATTTGGGTCTCCTGTTAAACCAGGAGGAAGATTAGCAAAGAAGTATTGCAATGTTCCACCATCAAAATCATACCCTATAATTTTATAAGAAAAAAAGTCTCCACTTTTCAATAACGGTATTTCATTTTGACCTATCAGATAGTATTCATAAAACGGATCAGTTTCTTCAATTGGAATTCTTCTTGGAAAGTAATTTAAAATAACTGGTTTCCTAGGACTTACTGTGGGATTTACAAGTTGTACGTTTTTAACTGTGATGCTATATGCAGCAGAAGCACTACCTAAAACACTCGATAACGTTATTGTGAAATCACTTTTCTTTGAAGAAGGAGAACCGTTAAAGTTTATAGGTGCTACTGGATAGCCTGAAATTATACCAGTATCTTCATCTAAAAATAATCCTTCTGGTAAATCTCCTGAAGCAACAAAAAACTTTACTTGATCGTTAGCAATTGGAGTTGTGTATTCAAGTTCATAACTTAAAAACTCACTATCAAATACTGTAAGTAAATTTCCTGAACTAATAACAAATTTAGGAAATCCTGCAGTTAAAAGTTCAATTGAAAATGTTCTATCAGCAAAATTACCTAATTCATCATTTACACGTATTGTAAAAGTATAAGTGGTATTTTTATTAACACCTTCGGGTATTCCTGAAATAACACAATTATTGTTGACAGTATTAATTCTAAATCCATTGGGAAGCACCCCATTAAGTAAATTGTAACTTAACAAAAGAGCTGGATTAACAGGTAATGCTCTTACAGGTACATTGAAGGGTAAAGTAGAAGAATAACTTCCTAATAATCCTGCAGGTGTTTCCCAAATAGGTTGTGCCATGTTATCCTAAAGCTTTTAGTGCTATTTCATAATGATGCTTACGATCTTCTAAGCCAATAGTACCGCCATTGATTCTTTTCGTAAGAGTTATAAAATCATCTTTGTCACACCATTGATTTAAGTTATTTTGATCCCAAAACCAACCAGCACTGCTTACAGCACCTTCAGGTGTTTCAAGATATTTTACAGTTTCATCTAAGCTAATACCTAAGTCTTGTGAAAATTTTGTATAATTAGCACGACCAGTTAATTGAATTAATCCACGACCGCAAAACTTATATCCATCACCGCTTGCTTCATCACCATTGCTCATACGGTTAGCGTAGACACGATTAGCAATCTTCTCTGGCTGTCTTTCATATTGCTTTGCCAATGCTTCAGTAGGAAAATATTTTTTAAATGTTCCCATTAATCCTTTAGCACTATAATTTAAATTTTCTTTTACAAAATTAAATCCACCACTTTCATGTGCAGTTTGTGCTATGAATGCGGCGGCTCTTTTCTTATTAACATACATGTCATAATATTCAGCAGTTTCATGTAATGACAGAGCATATTTTTTCAATACGCTTTCTTTTGTTTTTGGACATATTTGTTTTAAAACTTCTAATGTTATCATATTAATTTCCTTATAATCTACCAACTGCAACTTCTATCACACCTTCAACTCCACTAAAATCTTCTAATGCTTTACCAAGTACTGATCCCATTATAGGGGTTGAATTAGATGTAGCGAACCCATTACCTGCGCTTACTAACATATCACCCTTTGATATTAAACCAATTACCTTAACTGGTACTCTTCCCTGCAATGCTACTGCGACTGGATATTCGGCTTCAATCATACTGTTCATAACGTATGCTGGATTCGTTGAAACAATTCCTGCTACTCTACTACTCATTGCAGTGTCACATTGTCTGATTTCAGCTATGCCACCAAATTCTACTACTGTACCTGGTGCAATATCTTTATCTGCTGCATAATACTCAGCCAAGTCAGCATAAGTTGCACTTAATAATGAACCTGCCGTCAGTACCCAATTTCCTGTAATATTGCCTTGATTTGTATTCGCTCCAGTTGAAAGATTTCTACCTGTTAATGTACCAGTTTGTACGTTTAAATTACCTGCGACTATGTTTCCTGTAATGCTAAGTGCGGGAGCTGATAAAACTTTAGAATTTGAATTATATGTCAGTAAAGTGTCGGCAACTAAATTGGCATTACCTGTTGTAGTGTTTACAAATGGCAAATATGTAAGTATATTAGCATTTGCAGTAGTGGTCACATTTGCAAAATAACTTACATTCGCAGAGACAACATCTCCTAGTACATTACTGCCTTGGATGTTACTTAAATTATTGCCACTGCCAATAAAAAAGTTAGCTGTTACTGAATTACCTAAATTAGCAGTACTTGCTGTTAAATTACCTTGCGCACTGATGCGACCAGTTGTTCGTAAATTCAAAGCTTGAACATTGCCATTTGCACTTACTAAACCAGATGTAATTAAATTGCCACCTGTAATATTACCTAAGGCTGAAACAATATTTGCTGTATAGAGACTACCTCCAGTAACATCACCAGTTGCACTTACATTGCCTGTAGCTGCAATATTAGTACCTAATATGTTACCAACTACACTTACTGTGTTACCTATAGTAATATTGTTTGCTGTTATATTACCGGTTGCACTGATTAATCCACCTGTTAAAAAGTTGCTACCTGTAACATTACCTGTAGCACTAACTGCTAGAGTAGCAAATAAATTCCCTACATTGGCATTTCCTGTTGCAGTTAAAGCAACGGTAGATAAGTTACCAACAGTTACATTACCTGAAACATCTAATATTCCATTTACATCCACTGTCGTTGTTGATACTGTCAGTACATTAGAAACACCGGCTACACTTATAGCTATATTTCCATTAGCACTAGGAATTCTTATATTAGAAGTACCATTAGCAAAACGTCCTATAAAATTTCCTGCAGTTATATTACCAGTTGCACTCATGTTTAAATTACAGGTAATATTTGCATTAGAAGAAATATTACCTGTAACAATTGCGTTTCCTGAATTAATGAAATTTTGAGCGACAATATTTCCAGTTGCTGAAACAGCACCGGTCACAGTAAGTAAATTGCCATTAAAAGTTAAATTAGAAGTTGCATCAATGTTACCTAATGAATTCAATAATATTTGATTATTACTACCTGGTGAAGTCATGTAAGTAGCAGTAAAATTTAAAGCATTGACATTGTTACTAACGATAGCATTTGATCTTAAAGTACCAACAACAGACAAGTTACCTAAATTACCAACTGTAGTTATATTAGGCTGACTATTTGAATTTGCTGAAAGAACTCCCTGAATTCCTCCTGTTGCTGTTATATTTCCCGTTGATATTGCATTGGCTAAATTCAATACAAACGGGGTAGTTCCTGAATTAATAGTTGCTGTGTTACTTGTTGCGGTAGTTACACCAATGCGGAAGTTTGAATCAGTTTGTATAGTGATGTTTGAGATACGGTTAGTTACTGTAACATTTCCGGTATTGAGATTTAACGAAATACCCGGACCTTCAAATAACTGTGACACTCCAGTTTGATACTGAATTGAGAACAACTCATTGAAATTGTTCTGAGTTTTTTGAAATGCTACACGTATAGCATCCGAATCTGGGTCGTTGGGATATGCACCGAAGTCAATTGTTTCTTGAGCCATTTTAAATTTCTACCTTTATAGTGTATTTATCGTATTTTTACAAAGCTTCTGCCCAAAAAAATAGCCCGTATAACCGGGCTATCCAAAGTGTGGTTTTATTATTTTATACCACTTAGTTTCTTCCATTCATTGAGCATTTCTCTACTTTCTGTAACTTTGACAGCAGTATGAGGCAATGTCGTTTGATCACGCTTTTCCTTATTAAGTCCACCTGCAATAGTCTTAATTAAATATTGTAAATCCTGCATCGCTACGTCATCAGCGCCATTTGCTAGTTCTTCTTCGTATATTTCTTTGTCGTCATCGTAGTTTTCTGTTCCTGTTCGTTCACCTGTTGAAAGATGTCGGGGTCCGGATACACGATCTTCGTCAGAATTAGGCGTTAACGGTAGTCGGCTTTGATCTGGTGCTCTGCTTGTATCAACATTACGTCTTTCTGTGTCCTTAACAAAAGTCGTTTCTGGCTTATCTTGTCCTTTATTAAAAGTGCTTCGAACTCTGTATCCTGGAAAAGCTTGATACTCTTCGCCATCATCTGTTGGTGTTATCATGCCCATTGCCTTAACACCTTCATTCATGTCACTATGTCCACATTCAGCTTCATTCATTCCGCACTCTTGGCACATGCCTTCTTCTAAACTGCTTGTATCTTTGTACTTTTTACCGTCAAGTTCAAATTCATCACCTTTTTGAGTTTGTTTTAACTTTTCTGTAAAAGCATTGCCCTCATCAGCTTGACCGTATGCTTCGTCTACTTTTTCTTCCTCATCTGAACTATCTTCTTCATCAGAATCTTCTTCAGCCTGGTCTTCTTCCTCGCCTTCATCTTCGTTATCCTCTTCTTCGTAATCTTCTGAATCATGTTCTTCATGATCTGGTTCAATGACATCTATTTCCATTTCTTCCGAGTCACCTTCGTCTGAACCTAATCCAGTAAGTTTTTGCATCAATGAAACGATATCGTCATGACCTGATCCTGAATTGTCATCTTGTGACATTGGAACACCGTATGCTGATAGTAGTTGCTCAGGTTCAACTACGACAGGTTCATTTGGCATCTGAGCACCTGTTGAATCCATGCCAGCATTACGTAATAATGCCATTATTTCAGCAGCTTTTTCACCACTAGCTGTAATACTCACACTATTATCTTTTTCATCATCACCTTGAGTTGTAGTAACAGTTAAACTTTCGTTAATCATTTTTTCAAGTTGATTGTCCCATAATGAGAAATCAAAATTTTCTTTCATTGATTTACGTTCTTTACTCTTTGATGGAGGAGCATTTAAATCCACTGCATCAGGATACCCTTTTTTGCCATATGGTTCACTGATGCTTAGACCTTTTGGTGGTGTTACCATCTTACCTGTTCTAGGATCTCTGTATGGTTTTTCACGATCAAAGATGTCAGATTCTGGTTCTTTACGTAATGGTGTGTATTCAATGTCATCTTTAGGTCTCTTTGGCATATTTTGCATTGTCCCTGTGTCATCTTTAGGTGACTTAGGCATATCTTGAAAAACCCCTTTTGCAGCCCTAATTTCATCTGGAGAGGCCATTGGAGCTTGACTAATATCTGCTATACGCCGTAAATTAGGTTCATCGCTGTATAATCTTGCTGCGCCAGGTCCGTCTTCATCTACCTTTTCATCATTATCATATTTGTTAAACTTTTTTCTAGCAGCATCCATTTCTTCTTCACTTGCACCTTCACGTCCTAACTTTGCTAACACTTTCATTCCAGAGCCATACTTTTGATAGCCTTTAGCATGCCTACTCATCGCTTCTTTAACTGGGAAAGTTTCGCCGTCTAATTTAAAACTATCATCACCCGATGCTTTAGCTTGTCTAGCTGCGTATGTAAATGGATTTTCGTCAAGTGGTTCTTCAACCATTGTTTGCATCATAGGAGCCTCACCCATTAATTTGTCTTTGCCTTTGTAACGATGAATATCTAATGCATCACGTAAATTGTCACCCATGTGACCGGTAGCTTTGAATTCAGCTATTTCTTGCTGTAATTCTTCAAGCATTTCTTCAATGCCCATTTGTGTTTCTTTCATCATCTCAGCAAAATTTATGCCTTCTTTAACTTTTTTCTTCATATCTTTTTTAGCCCTTAATTTTGCAAAATCTTTAGCGTCTAATTTACCTTTTGGTTCAGCAACATCAAGATTCTTTTGACCGCCTTTTAGTTCTTCTTTTACATTAGCTGGACTAGGTGTCTTTCCTGCAGCTATCCTAAGCGCATCGTACTGATCTTTGCTTATTGGTTTTCCATTACTAGTAAATTTTTCTTCTTTAACTTTTTTCTTATTCTTATTGTCTAGGTATCCACGCTTATTAGCAGTTGCCCATGCAATATTTTCTGCTTCCTTTTTGCCTTTGCCTAAATCACGTTCTGATTTTGCAATATGTTTT